AAATTATTAATAAAATGAGAAATCCATTGGATAATGATTTAGCAGAAGACGACGAATTTGAAGAAGAAGAAGAAGATGATATGTTTGAAATAAAAGACATGGAGAAGAAAAGATTTATTAAAATAAATCAAAGCAAAGGGTTAAATAATAAAATTACTAAAGAAATGATGCTGAATTGGGAATCTATAATGATTAAGAATTTTAATTCAGAGAATGAAAATATGGATGAAGTGTTAGTTAAAGTAAACACAAAGATTTCATTTAAAGTGAAAGTAAATCTTGAAAATAATCTAGTTGAGGTTAGTATACCCGAGATAGGTTTAAGTTCTTTTAATAGAAGATTTCCAAAAACAAAGATAGTTTGTGACTTTGATTCTTTTGAAAGATTGAGACATGAGATAGTGATGTGGTTTTTCAACGGTAAATTGTTTAAATCTGATGTTAGTTTGAACACATCTATAATGAATATTGGCACTGATGATAAAACACCTGATATGTTATTACAAGATGAAGAAAACATTATTTTGTTTGAATTAAAAACTAAAAGTCCAAAAGCTAATGCTAACAAATGTTATGCTGAAAGATTAATAGCTGAGGATAATTATAAAGATAGTTTTGAAGGTAGGATGTATGCCTTAAATTCCTTTAGAGAGAATCAAGGGAAGCCTCCAAAGAATTTTAAAATTGTTGCAGTAGTTGTCTCTCCTAAATTTATTGAGGTTAATGAAAGAATAAATTTTCCTGAGCAGTGGAAGAATGATTTAGCAACTTTGTGCAATTTGGGAATAATGTTAGAAGGCAGTGCTAGAATACAAGGTTGGACAAAGAAAGAAACAAATCAATTAAGAGAGATTAAAAAACAAATAGAAGAGCAAATGGATTTGTGTAATAGAGGAAATTTTATTCCAGAAACTTGTGGGCCAGGTTTTATTAGCGAAGAAATGATTAGAAAATGGGATAAAATAGCAGATGAGTACAATTCAATAAAAGAAAAGAAAGATATGGATTATTTTCAAAAAATAGTAAATGAATCTGGTAAATTTGTTAGTGATAGTTTAAAAAATAAAGATCAAGAAATTGCAGAACAAATTCTTAGATTTAAAATGGATTGTAAGGGGTATGATGAAACACCACAAAAGAAACCATTAGATAATAAAGATCTTAGAACAGAAATAAAACCTGTTGCATATCTCCCTTATATAAAAGTAAATTTAATGGAAGCAGAAAGAAATTTTAAGCAGATGATTTTACCTGAATTGACTGATGAGCAAAAAGATGTATTACATTCTTTTACTATGGGAAAAGTCTTTTTAAATTGTATAAAGAATGCAGAAGATAATGAAAGATTTACTGTTAGATCAGAAAAAGAGTTATTTGAGGATGCTATATCGAATGAAGATACTACAGACAAAGATTTAAGATCTGATTGGAGAAGAGCAAGAGCAATAGGTAGAGATCATTTAAATCACACTGAATTAGAAGAATTGGCAAAAATGGGGCTGAGATCTATCGATACAAGAAAAAGTCCAGAAGCTATTGCTAGGAGAATTTACAAACAAAAACCATTTGCATGTTGGCCAGAAGATGAATCAGTATATTTAGGGGATATTAAAAATTTTATTGCATCTGATGATCATTTGAGATTAAATAAAAGTAGGATTGATGAAGAAGGAAATAAGATTAAATTGAGTCAAACTAGAAAAATAAAAGATGTAATACCTCTTTTAGAAAAAGCTAGAAGTTTTTTATCAGATAATGTTATTGGAGGTGTCGAAAATTTTGATGTTCCCTCTTGGAAATTCTTTAAGAAATTTATTAAGACAGATTTGTACGATAGATTGAGTTTTTTATCTGTGGTAATGGAAGAAATAAATTTTTCGATAAAGCAAATGGTTAGACCAGGTGAAGTAGTTTTTAAGAAAATAGCAGGTTATGAAGCTTGGATAATATGCAGACCTACTGGAGTAAATAATGTGATTAATTCTGCATTAATGTTAAAAAGTTCTGAAAAGATAAATTCTATGTTTATGCCAATGAAAAAAGTTGATGATTGGTATATATCGGATTTTTTTACTATGACAAATAACAAGTTAGGTCATTATTTGTATATTGCAGAATCGTCTGCATGTTTATTTGCTTATTTTTGTCAAGTTTTTAGTTTTGAGCCTTTAGATGTTATAAAAAATCCAATACAATATCCAGATGTCTTGGAACATTTTAATATGGCTATGTTAATTTTATTAGAAGATAGAGAAAAAACTAGTACAGATCTAAATTTAATAAGACATATGACTATGGAAATGATTAAACAAAATGTTGAATCTCCAATGCCTTTTAAAGATTTAACAAAATTTAGTAAATTACCAAGAAGTAGATTATTAGTTCATTGTTACCATTTAATTATAAAGAATTTCACACTTATGATTAATAATTTACCAAAGAATGAATTAAGTCCTGATGTAGACACTGAAGGAAAAGCTAGTGGTGATAAGTTTAAGAATCTATTATCATGGGTTACTGGAAGACCAATAAAAACTTATAAAATAGCTTTAGAATTGTCTTACTTGGGAGTTTTACATAATAAAGAAGAAACAAATCCGAAACAAGGTCAAATGAAAATGTTTGATAAGATTACTATGATGGAAATTAAAATGAGAGATGTTAGAATGAAATATTGTGGGATGGAATCTTTTTTGTATTCTGAAGATAAGCCTAGAGATCATGAATTTTGTATAGATATGTTACAAATGGCATCAGAAGCAGGTATTGAACACATAATGGAAAAATTCGGATGTGGTGATGAAAAGATAGAAGAATTAATTATTAATGCTTTAGCAAAAAAGAAAACTGAAGAATTGGCAACTCTGAAATCTCAAGCAACGACAAAAGATAGTATGAAAGATTATTTTATTGATATAGATTTACAAGAATTTTTAGGTAAAAAGATCGAAAAAAGAGACTTTTCAGTAAATAATAATGCTAAGAGACAGAAAGCTGCAGTTGGAATAAAAGGTGCTTTAGACGCAAAAGAAGTTGGTATAAATCCTTTTACTAGAATTTTTGATATTTATTGTAAGATAAGGGTAAAAGGAATTATAGTTTCTTTATTTTTAAAAGCTCAGCTTAATGGAGTTAGAGAAATATTTATATTATCTGTTTGGGCAAGAATAATGATATTTTTTGTAGAAAGTGGAGCAAGAGCATTATGTGAAGTTATGGACCCTGAGATGTTAACTAAAGGTACTAAAAAACAAGAATCTTCCAGGAGACACCATAGTATTGTTAGAGAAACTAAATTAAGAAACCCAGTGTTAAAAGAAATGACAGCTATTGATTCAGGTGATGCAGCAACATGGTGTCAAAGATTTCTAATGTCTGGTATGATGAAAATAATTCATGGTTTATGTAGAACTAGATTTCTTAAGAAATGGTTTAGAACTTGTGTATTAGTTTTAAATTTAGTAGCAGATAAAAAGTTAGAAATGCCAGTAGATATGTTAAAGAAATTTATAGAAAACCCTACTTTAAGTACTAGCCCTCAAATGGATGAATTAAAGAGACAATTTCTTAATGCAGATAAAGAAGGAAAACATGATTTAGTTGACTTTTTAAGTACTTTGTTGAAAAATATTAGTAATATGATGCAAGGTATATTACATTATCTATCTTCTTTATTACACGCTTGTTTTGTGTTATTAATGCAAAAATGGAATAAAAGATTAGTTCAATATTTTGTTCAAAGAAAATTATTACCAGAAGGTACAGAGCTAATAATGACTTCAAAAGTTTCTTCTGATGATTCTTCATTTATAAGAACATTACTAATTGATAGTGTGGAATTAACAAAAGCACAAAAAGTAAATGCTATGCTGTGTTTAATGTATTGTAGTAGAATGTATGATGCGATGGCACCTTATTTTATGGTAGGAGTTAGTAAAGAGAAATCAGCTAGATTAGTATTTAGTTATATGGAAGAATTTAATTCAGTTTGGTTAGCTTTAAATACGACATTAATGGCAGAAATTAAAAATATATACACTTGTTGTCAACTAAGAGTAAATAGTAATTTCGAAGATAGACAAAGAACTCCGTCAAATATTAGAAGGCAGATGAGAGAATATGGTTCAGGAGCTCAGCTAACTTCCATTGTACAAATTTTTCAGTCTGTAGTTCATTATCAAGGTTTAGGATTAACTTGTAGTCCTTTATTCAAAAGATATTCAAAAAGTTTATTAGAAGTTCCTCATCCTTTTTTTGGATTTTGGATATATGAACCAGAGTTAGAAACAGGATTAATAGGATATGAATTCGCTTATTATTGCTTTTTAAAGAAAACTTCTAGTCAAGCCATAGAATCTAAATTAAGGAAGACTAAAGGAGTAGATTATAGTGAAACAGGAAAACCAACTATGTCTTTAGAATTGCATTTAGGAGACAGAACAAAAATGAAAGAATTAATAGAAAAAATTGGAATTCCTGAAAATTGGAGAGAAGTTATTAATAAAGAACCAAGATTTTTATTAATGGATCCGAGGAATGAAGAAGAAGTTAGAAAATCAATATGGAGTAAAATAATGAGTAGAGGAGTTTCAGATGCTTTGAATTTTAAATCATTATCTAGTCAAGGTAGGACATCAATTTATGTCCTAGGAAGTAAAGCTTTGATAATGATTAAACAACCTTCTATAGCTTATAAAGAATTTATGAGAAAAAATGGGAAAGAAGAGGCTGACAAGATTTTTAAGTCAGAATTAGAATTGTTAGAAAAAGAAAATAAAAAGAAGACATCATTAATCAAAGCAATTTCAGAGTTTAAATTTGATAGATTAGATAGAATGGATAGAAACATGTTAAATTTTATATTTCCAAATTTGAAATTTTTTGATTCTTGTTATACTATCTTAGAAGGATTATCAGATTCAGTAGCAATAGAAACAAAATATCAAATGTCTGAGAGACAAATTGAAAGAACAATATGGAATGATGACAATACATGTAATATTAGAATAAAAGAATTGTTTCAACATTTGTGGTTTGGTAAGAAAATAGCTAGGTCAGAAATAGAAATAAATGCTGCATTTCTTTATTATAAAAGTGCTTTGAATTGGCTTCATAGAGATTTAGATGAATCTTTAAAAAACAGTCCTTTTACAGAAAAAATGGGTTTATTGATGTATATAAAAAGTATATCTTTTTCTACTAATAGTTTTAAAGTTTTATGTCCAGCTAGAGAGAAAGCAAATTTATTAGAAACAACAAAAAATGTTTTTGTTTATGGATATTTAAAACATAAAAAGTTATCTAAAAATTTATTTATACCTGATGAGATTAATGGAGTATTTAAAAACTTGTCATTGAAAATAAGTTTGCTAGCTGAATTACCATTTTCTGATAATAAAGAAAGATTAAATGAATTGAAATCAATATTAAAGAATGATAAATTAGATTATGATTTATATAAAGAAGAAGGTAGGAATTTATTAACTTTACAAAAAGATAGAATTGCTAGATTAATGATGTTGAAATTCTTTTGTCACCATGAAGATATGAAATTTAATAGTTTATGCACAATTATGAAAAGTTTCAAGACAGGAGTAATAGGATATTTTTCTCAAAAACAAAAGTATAATTTTAATTTGGGTAAGAGAGAAGGAAATGGATATTATATTTGTAATATAGGTAAATTTAGTTTAAATTTCTCATTTTTTGAAGATAAATGTAGTGGAATATATTGTACAACAGAAGCAGCAATAAAATCAAATGTTAAAGTTATACAGAATTTATTTAGAGAAATGAATATAAAAGAAGGAGTTAATGAAAAAGCAAGTAGTGTTAGATTTTATGATATAAAAGAAGGTAAAGTTGTTTTATACAGAAATGCAAATACTGTTCCTATTTTCTTAAGAGATACTATTACAAAGATGAATGAATCTTCTAATTGGCCATTATATTTTACTCTTTACAAAGATGGATCATTTGCAATAACAGTAGAAACTTTTAGTTATTTAGAAACAAATGAGAGAAATGACGATTTAAGAGAAGAAATTGAAAGAGAAAAATCTAGAAAGGGTAACAAAAGGAAGACAAATTTTAAATCTAACATATTTGAAGATGAAAGTAATAAAGAAGATGAAAGAATAAGTTT